GCAGCAAGAACTGATAAGCGCATCGCTTATGTCATCTTCAACGGTCGCATCGCATCGTCTCGCATGGGCTTTCGCTGGAGAAAATATTCTGGAAGCAATCCGCACTTGCATCATTGCCACATTTCTTTCACTAAGAAGGGCGATGCAGATGGCTCGTTCTTTAATATCCCAATGATAGGCGGCACAGAATGAATATGAAGAACCCTTACCTAATGAGCATCGGTGCTTTCCTAGCAGTCTGGGGTACTACCTCCAACTTCGCTCTGGATTACCGTGCGATCCTTGGCTCTCTAGTGGCAGGCGTGTTTGGATACGCAACACCTAAGAAATGAACCAACAGGATTTCTTCACGCTTTACATTGCCACCCTTGGCATAATCGGCGGTCTATCTGGGTACGTCATTACTCATTTACTCTCTGAAATTAAGCGACTTAACTCGCGTGTCGATGAGATTTACAACATACTTCTAGACCGATAATTATTGCCATGGCACGAAAGAAACAGGTCATTGACCTAGGCGCATATACCGCGTTAGACGCTCATGCCATCGCCCTAAACGAGTGGTACAAGAGCCTGCGAAGAGCTGGCTTTTCTGTTGATTTGGCGCTTGGAATTATCATCGAAAGGGATGCATTTCCTGACTGGATACTTCCCGAGTTGCCCAACAAAATCGACTCGCAACCCTACGAGGATGACGACGAGGATTAATGAAAAAGATTCTGGTTATACCTGATCTTCAAATTCCCCTGCACGACCAGCACGTAGTCTCTAACATCATTCGATTTAGCAAAACCTTTAAGGCAGACCAGACCGTTACCCTTGGGGACGAAATGGACATGACCGAGCTTGGGCGTTGGAGTGAGGGCAAAGCCGATTGGTTTGCCCAGACCCTAGACGACAACCGCAACATGACTGTGGACATTCTTTGGGAACTTCAGGTCAGCGATATGATTCGTAGCAACCACACGGATCGCTTGTATAACCAGATTAGTAGCAAGATTCCAGCTCTTGGTTCATTGCCCGAGCTGCGGTTCGAGCGATTCCTTAAAATGGATGAACTAGGCATTACCTTCCACAAGGATGAAATGAACATTGCGCCTAACTGGATTGCAGTCCATGGCGACCATACCCCTATCAAGCCACAAGGGGGTCTCTCAGCCCTTGAGGGGGCGCGTAGACGGGGCAAGAACGTAATCTCGGGTCACACTCACAGAAGCGGTAGATCATCGTTTACAGAGGCTTCAGGCGGTCGCGTAGGGCGTATCCTACAGGGCGTAGAGGCTGGGCATCTGATGGATACCCGCAAGGCGCATTACACCCACGGGGTTATGAATTGGCAGCAATCCTTCTGCATTATGTACGTCCACGGCAAAAACGTGCAGGTTGACATAATTAACATCGAAAAGAACGGCACTTTCATAGTGCAAGGGAAGGTCTATGGACGGGTTCGCTAGACCAGACTTTGGGGACGAGGATGTGGATAACATTGTTACCGTTTCGTTATACAAAAGGGGTTGTTGTTTGATCCGATTGGCGTAAAGTTCTTTCTGTGGGGGCGGTAAAACATTTCGCCGTGTCAGCCGCCCCTACACCTAACGAAAGGGCTCAAAATGTGTCAAATTTGCGGTAAAGAAACAACCGTAGTTGGTTCAAGGTGGTTTAAGTATGACAATGGAGAGCAGTTTTTAGCTGCACTTTGTTTATCTTGTGCTGAAATGCATTCAAGATTAGTGGGTGCATAATGTTATACACAATGACCGAGGTCGAACAGGACTTTGATAGATTAGTTCAGACTTCAATGCTATTCCAAGGATCAGGCTGGGAAGAACAAGAAGGTCGATTTACAGATGGCGTAATCGATTACACCCACAGGGTTGTCTATTGGTTCGAGCGTTACGCAGACCTTATATTGGCTAAGTCCATGATTAAACGAATGGGCGAAGATTTTGTAGTGTTGTACGATTCAGTAATGGAACAATGGATTCTTACATCAACTTACGCAACCGAATCGTGGCGCGTATGAACCACGATCATATAATACTCGCGTCACTTGCCCTTGGCGGCATCGTGGGATTTCTATTGGGTTATGCCAAGGGACATGAACACGGCAAAATTGCGGGACGCATCGCCTTAAGTAAGGCGCGTCGCGCACTCGAGCAGGTTGGGAGATGAAAGCGGATGAACTCCTTGCCACCGCAAGCGACACAATCCGTGTCCGCAACCATACTCACGGCGATAGTAAAGACAATATGCGCCGAACCGCAATGCTCCTATCTGCATATCTTGAGACTCCAATACACGACTACCAAGTCGCGATTATCATGCAGCTCGTTAAGATTAGCAGAACACAAGAGTCCCCATACGTGCTCGACCATTGGCTCGATTTGCTTGGTTACGGAGCTATTGCAGGAGAGCTCGCCCTATCAGAGGAGATTGACTAATGTTTAACTTAGAAGATTATGAGACTGTTGAAGAGAGACTGACGAAGTTTTGGAAGGATCACCCACAGGGGCGCGTAGAAACAAAACTCATTGTTAACACACCTACGCAATACATCGTGTGGAGTGCAATCTATCGTGACGCTGCGGATGTTCAACCGTGGGCTACGGGTTTAGCTGAGGAAACCGTGCAGGGTCGTGGTGTCAACGCCACATCGGCGCTCGAAAACTGCGAGACTTCGAGTCTTGGCAGATCGCTTGCTAACGCGGGCTACGCCACAAAGGGTAAACGCGCATCAAGAGAAGAGATGCAAAAGGTGTCAAAAGGTGTCCAACTGGCATCACAGGTCGCGGAGGTAAAGGCTAAGATGGCAGACACATCGCAGCAATACGTTCCAGTAGTAAAGGCGGATGATCCATGGACAACTTGGGAAGCACCAGCACCTCAGACTATGGATTCAGCCGTCGAGACGGTCAAGTCGATACTTGGCGGCACAACGCCCGAGGAGAGCTGCAGTCATGGGGCTCGTGTATGGAAAACTGGTACGAGCAAGGCGGGCAAAGTGTGGGGGATGTGGAAGTGCAACCCACCTCACGGTACATCTAACTATTGTGATCCTGTGTGGTACTCAATCGCAGCTGACGGGTCATGGAAGCCGAGGTCTGAATAATGGGACACATTGAATTCCTGAACCAAGACAACGAATGGGAGCGATTTCCAGACGAAGAGCAAGAAGCCAATCTACGAGCTAATGCAGCGCAACTAGAAGAGTTGGGTTACAAGTTGATTTGCCAGATGTGTAACTCGATCCCTAACTGGGTGCAAATTAGGCAGCGATTCCTACGCAATGAATGGACTTGCGACAAGTGCAAGATTGTTAACTCTGCTGGACGTGCATGACACGACACAGAAAAGACCGAGGCTTTCGTACTGAGCGCGTGGTTGTCTCCTATCTGCAAACTTGGTGGAGAAGCGCAAGCATCGGTAGAGGCGCGGGGAAGGATGTGCATAATGTCCCGTTCGACATTGAAGTAAAGGCACGTTCTTCCTTTGCACCTTTAGCATGGATCAAACAGGTGGAGAAAAGGACACAAGGCAAAGAGCTGAGTGCCGTGGTGGTCAGAATGAACGGACAAGGGGAAGATGCGGCTTCGTATCTTGCGTTCATGAGATTTCAAGACTTGGTTGATCTATTGCTTAGGGCTGGATACGGCGATATTCAGGTAGATTCTGATAAACTTGAACCCGAGAGATGCCAGCAATGCGGATCGTGGAAGTTCATAAACTGCCCGTGTCGTACCTGCGCACTATGTAAAGGATAAAGATGGCAGACGATTGGTACACGCCCAAGTGGGTATTTGATTCACTAGGCGTGGAGTTCGACATAGATGTCTGCTCGCCAGTAGGTGGCACGGGTCTAGTCCCAGCTAAACGATTCTATTCGGTTGAGGATGACGCCTTGGTGCAGAATTGGGATGGGTTTGTATGGATGAACCCGCCATATAGCAAGCCTACGCCATTTGTCGACAAATTCATTACACATGGCAATGGCATTGCGCTAGTCCCGTTTAGCAAATCGAATTGGTTTGGTCGCGTATGGACTGAGGCTCACACGCTGTGCATATTGCCGCCTAACCTAAAGTTTGTGCGACCAGATGGAACATCGAAGCAAATATTCATGCAATGCGTGTTGGTAGGCATGGGACACAATGCAACATCGGCATTAGTGCGATCAGGCATCGGGCGAGTTCGCTAGTGCCTATTTACGAGTTCCAATGCGATAACGATTTATGCGAGGCAGATGCCCGCATAGAGAAAGAAATATCTATATCAAAGGTTCAAGATGGGATCGAATGTCCCTTCTGCGGTGAGCTCATGAGAAAGGTGTATTCAAATGTTTCAGTTCACTTCCGAGGTTCAGGCTTCTATAGCACAGACAAATAGAGGTTATATGCCGCCTAGTTTGACAGATGACCGGGCAACACCTAAAGCATTCTATGACAAGCTGGATGCGGTTCATAAGTTCGACCTAGATGTCGCTGCATCTAGTCGTAACCATTTAGCCAAAGAATGGTTCGGATTAGACCATGAGGATGATGACCGCAGGGACGGGTTAACAGCCGATTGGTACGGTCATGTTTGGTGCAATCCACCCTATGGTCGCGGAATCAAAGACTGGGTGTTAAAGGCATCGCAGCACCACGATCTAGTTGTGATGTTATTGCCCGCAAGAACTGATACAAAATGGTTTCATGAAATTGTGTTGCCTAATGCACAAGTGACCTTTGTAAAGGGTCGAATTAAGTTTGGCGCTGGTCTAGCTGCTGCACCATTTCCGTCGATGGTTGTGGAATTCCCATGTTGTGGATGAAGCGCCTCGCCGAGTTGACCTGCGGTTATGCAAATGTGCTTCCAGCGTTTGGTACTCTATCGGCTAGAGCCCTTCAAGGGGCTCACGCAGCGCCGCTTACGCGGTTAGCGCAGCGGGTAGCCATCGTTATTGGGATTGCTCTATCTATACCTATGCAGGTAGCAGATGGGGGATCACAAGATGCCATTAAAACCGTTCATGAATTAGCTGATAAACAACTTACTGAATCACAAGAATATTGCCACAACCGCATTACATTTAAAGAATCAAGTAATCGCAAAAACGCTAACAACGGGTCACATTGGGGTTACTACCAAGGTAAAAGCATTAGCCTCAAACACGCACCAGATGATTATCAATTCTATTGGTATTGGCACTACGTATCTAATAGATATGGGATAACGCGATATGATGAGCCTGATTACTGCAAGGCGCTTAATCATTTAGTTCGTAAGGGATGGCAGTAGTGAGTAGTAGACGCGGTGATCCTAGACTTAGCAGAGACTACAAACGTGTGCGATTGCAGGTGTTATCAAGGGATCAGTACGTATGCTTCTACTGTGGACAAGATGCTACAACCGTGGATCACGTGATTAGTTTGAAACATGGAGGCGACCCTATCAATCCAGAGAATTTGGTAAGTGCGTGTCGTCGTTGCAACTCATCGAAGGGGTCACGTTCAGAAGGGGCTTTTTTAGCACGAGGCGTTACCCCCCCTGTCTTTATTCTCAGTTTATCCCCGAAAACGTCTGTAATGACCCAGCAAGGCCCTTGCGCTGGCCAACCTGAGCAGGATGTTAACTAATGGCAACCAAAGCTAGCCAGCCCTTACGAGGGGCGGTGAGACCACGCCTAGAAAACAAGCCGCTAAAAGGTGCAAGCCGAGGCGATGAAGTTGCACAGCTAGCAGAGGATATTG